TTAACCGAGGAGCGGCTACGGCTACTGGTATGGACCAATCTTCGCGAGTTAATATGCAAAAACATAGAGATAAACGACTAAAGGGAATCGGGCGCGCCACTAAGAAGTTGGGGGAAGAAACCATTGAAGAAAATGCAATGGACTCTCTAAAAAAGATTGTTTCTCGCCAAACGGCCGAGACAATTAGGCTGGCCGATGGCTCGCGACTGAAAGTTGACATGACGACAGCCAATGCCCTGCTCGGAGTACATGGTGCATTGAACATTCATAATCAGAAGAAGATGGCCGACACTCTCAATTCCAACAAGGCTGGTTTTGCAAAGATGTCCAAGTTTGCATTCAAGCAGTTTGGATCACGCCCAGGCAAGGTGGGAACACCTAACACCGGTGTTCGGGAAGCCAATGAAGTGATCTACACTAAGGCTGAACGAAAGGCCGCGGCCGACCGAGCAAGGGCCGCACGGTTTAAGCGAGATGTGGCTCGTATGACAAAGGACCACCGAAAGGTCGATCCAGCTCCACCACAAAAGCCTAACTCTGCACAAAGAGCCGGCCGCAAGGAAGAATATGTGCGCGAAGATGATGGGTTAAGTGATCGGCTTAGAAGGCATTATAGTGGAGGAAATGACGAGTCTGATGCAAAGCGCAAATTAATCGCAAACAGGCAGCGTATCGCCGACCAAAAAAAGGCCAGGGAAGATGCTATAAAGAAAAAGGCTGCCGAGCAAGGACAAAGAATTGGTGAAGGTAGCGACGAGAAAGAATATGACAACTATCCATGGACCAAAGGAGATCTATCTCCCAAGCAGGTCCGAGCTAAATTAGAACTGGCCAAGAAAATAGCCAAAGAGAGGGCCCGCAAACGTAAGGGTGGCGGAACCTCTGACGTAGAATACGACGAAAAGATTGGCGAAACTGCCTCTAGTACACAGGAAAGGCCTCAACCAAAATTGATTCGTTCGCCAGAGCCTCCGAAGAAGCCATCTTGGGCCAAAGGAGGACCTAAGAAACCGGGAACGGGCCCTAAACCTAAATGGACCCAAGAAGAATGGGACGCTCTTTCTGAATCAGAAAAGGGAGACATATTGTTTCGACAAAAGATCGCTAGCCGAGTGGCAAGAAATAGGGCCCTTAAAAAGCAAAAGAGAGAAATGGCCCGAGGGAAACGCAAGAGCGGCAAAACCTCCGACAAGGTATATGACTATATGATAGACAAAGAAGAAGGTAAAGATCAAAGGACAGAAAAAAATCCTCCCCGAAAGTACCAACACTCATAGGATAAAAAAATGAAACTATTTACTGAATTAAACGAAGAAGTAGACTTCCTAGTCGAAAAAAACGACAAGGGAGAGAAGAGCCATTTTATCAAAGGTATCTTCATGCAGGCCGAGACAAAGAATCGGAATGGAAGACTTTATCCTATCAATGTCCTAGAGTCTGAAGTCAATCGTTATAACGAAAATTATGTCCAAAAGAAGCGAGCATTTGGAGAACTCGGGCATCCAGAAGGACCAAACATCAATCTTGACCGTGTGTCCCACATGATTACTGACCTATACAAAGAAGGCACAAATTTTATGGGTAAGGCCAAGATCATGGATACACCATATGGAAAGATTGTCAAGAGTCTTATCGACGAGGGAGCAAACCTAGGAGTTTCTTCCCGAGGAATGGGTTCATTGAAGCCCAACCGAGACACGCAAATTGTCCAAGACGATTTTCATCTTGCGACAGCAGCAGACATCGTGGCCGATCCTTCAGCCCCGAATGCGTTTGTAGAAGGAATCATGGAAGGAAAAGAGTGGGTGTGGGACAATGGAAGGATACACGAAATTCATGTCCAGCAATATAAGACCCAAATCAACGAATCAACAAGAGAAGAAAGAGAAAAAATGAAACTTTTTGCGTTTCAGGATTTCCTTTCAAAACTATAAGAAGTATAAATAGACCTAGATGAATTTTTAGTAGGTTTTAATTTTAAGGAGATTGAAATATGTCGTTATCAAAGGCCGCACGAAATGTAATGGCCGGTCGTCAACAGGAAGCACTTTCTGAGGAGACTTCTACTCCAAAGAATGATTCGCTACCTAAGGAAGGCAAGTTGGCGACAAAGCCAAATGCTCCTAAGGCCCAGGGAAAGCCTGGCGGCCCGCCTCCTGTTTCAACAACTGTCAAGCCAACCGGAGGAGTTAATTCTGATGATGCAAAGAAAGTTGCACATCAAACAAAGAAGTCCGCAGAGCCTCAGGCAGCCAAGAAGACTGGCGATTCTTCTGCTCCAGACACGGGTCAGGTTGACACCACTCCCGCCAACAAGAAGTTGGGAGAGGACGAAGAACTCTACTATGACGAAGACTCTGAAGAGCTTTACGAGGACGAAGACTCCGATGACGAAGAGTATATCGAAATCGAACAGCCTGATACCAAACTTGGTCAGGCCAAGGCAATTTTCGATGCACTTCGCGAAATGGATGGCGACGAGCTTGACGAAAAGTATGCCCTGCTCATGACTGCAATCTATGAGGATCTTGCTGAAGACGATGAATATTCAGAAGAGTCATATGAGATTGATATGCACAATAGCGAAGCGGCTCACATCACAGCAGAAGACCTAGATGTTTCTGAAGACATTCAGGCTTTGATGGGCGAAGACAATGACCTTTCCGAAGAGTTCATGGGTCGGGCCAGGGTGATCTTTGAAGGCGCAGTTGTCTCAAAGGTCAACGAGACTATTGATGTCATTCATGCACAATACGAGAGGGATCTAGAAGAGTCCGTGACTGAATTTGCCGAAGAGTTGACCGAAAAGGTTGACGGCTATCTTTCATATGCAGTCGAAGAGTGGATGAAGGAAAATGAACTGGCCATTGAGTCTGGAATCAAGACTGAGGTCACAGAGAACTTCATCAACGGGCTCAAGAGTCTTTTCGTAGAACACTACATTGACATCCCAGAAGAGTCGGTGGATGTTCTTGAAGCATTGGCAGGGAAGACTGACGAATTAGAATCTGGTCTTAACGAAGCCATTGAGCAAAATATTGATCTCCAAAAAGAGATTAACGAAAGTCGTAAGTTTGAGATCCTAGTACACTCTTGTGATGGTCTTGCAGATACACAAATTGAGAAGTTAAGGGGATTGGCCGAAGGTGTTGAATTTGAAGATGTAGATCAATATCAAGATGCTATCAACACCCTTAAAGAAGGCTACTTTCCAAAGGCACCACGCACCAATAATGCAGAAGTCGAAGCAGACCAGGCTCTCTTGAACGAAGATGTTGATGAAGAGACTGCAAAGCCCAGGGTTTCGCAGGAAATGGCTGCCTATGCGAACGTAATTGGAAGAACGATACGGAAATAGTTTGTTATAAATAAACATAGGCTTTAAACAACAGAAACACATAAAGGTTTATAAAACACAAGGAGTTTAAAAGATGTTTTTATCTGAAGAACTACAACAGAAATGGCAGCCAGTTCTTGACCACGAGGACCTAGACGCAATTAAGGATCCTTATCGCAAGTCTGTGACTTCCGTTTTACTAGAAAATCAAGAAATTGCTCTTCGCGAGCAGGCATCCTACGAAGGTCGTGGGTATGGCTCTCTGACAGAAGCACCAGTTAATGCAACAGGTGGAGATGGTACAGTAGGTAGTGGGATTGACAATTACGATCCAGTCCTGATTAGCCTTGTACGTCGTGCAATGCCTAATCTCGTTGCATATGACATTTGTGGCGTCCAGCCAATGACAGGCCCAACTGGCCTGATCTTTGCTCTCCGTGCTGCGTATGCCACGGCGGCCAGTCGAGATATTGGTGATGCAATGGGCACTGGCGCAGGGCAAGGCGTTCCTTCTGAAGCCTTGTTCAACGAGGCCAATACTTCGTTTGGTGGTGCAAATACATCCACCTTTGCTCCATCGGGCAATGGTTCATATGATGCAGTACGAACTGGTAATGCAATGTCTACTCAGCTAGCAGAAGAACTTGGAGACACCAATAATGCATTCCGCGAGATGGGCTTCGTGATCGACAAGGTCACAGTCACCGCAATGAGTCGCGCACTCAAAGCCGAGTACACGATTGAACTTGCTCAGGACTTGAAAGCAATTCATGGGTTGGATGCAGAAACTGAGCTTGCAAACATTCTTTCTGCTGAAATTCTTGCAGAAATCAACCGCGAAGTAATTCGCGTGATCGTCCAGCAGTCCAGTCAAGGCGCTGCAAGCGGAACTGCAAGTGCAGGCACGTTTGATCTTGATGTTGATGCAAATGGTCGTTGGAGCGTTGAGAAGTTCAAGGGTCTCATGTTCCAGATTGAGCGAGAAGCGAATGCAATCGCCAAGGCGACTCGTCGGGGGCGCGGTAACATCGTTATCTGTTCTTCTGATGTTGCATCTGCACTCTCAATGGCTGGTATTCTTGACCATACTCCAGCACTAAAGGATAGCCTGACTGTCGATGACACGGGCAATACTTTCGCTGGTGTGCTAAATGGCAAGTACAAGGTCTTCATTGATCCTTATCAGACCACTGGTAGTGATTTTGCAGTTGTTGGCTATAAGGGATCAAGCGCATATGACGCAGGGTTCTTCTATTGCCCATACGTTCCGTTGCAGATGGTTCGTGCAGTTGGTGAAGCGAGCTTCCAACCAAAGATCGGATTCAAGACTCGGTATGGCCTTGTCAACAATCCTTTTGCAACCAACGCAGGCAATGGTGTTATTCCTGAAGAAGGCTATAGTGGCACAGGATGGGCAGCAGATCCAAACATTTACTATCGTTCATTCACGGTAGCAAATCTGCTCTAATAAATAATACCAATTCACTTGGTAACATTAAAATCGGGGGCCCTGTAAAAGGGGTCCCCTTTTTTTGTATAAATAGTATGACGAGGAGATCCCATGGCCACACTAAATTCCCAGCCGGAAAACATGAATTATGTCTCTCCTGTTGGGTTTCGTTTTTCTATCAAGAAAATGCCCAATGTCAATTGGTTCGTCCAAGCGGCTAACATCCCTGGGGTTACCCTTGGTGAGGCTATTCATAATATGCCTCCCATCGACCGATACCTTCCTGGCGAAAAGCTAACTTACGACCCCCTTAATCTAACATTCAAGGTAGATGAAGACTTTGCCAATTGGATAGAAATACAAAAATGGTTAATCGGATTAGGATCTCCCCAAAGTTCTGAACAATTTCGTACCTATATGGGCGATCCAAAATTAAATGTCGATAGGGATGCATATCGAAGACCAGACCCCACTAAAATGTCAGATGCCTATATGTCAGATGCCACTTTGGTCATCCTCAACAGCAATATGAACCCAAATTTTGAAATTGTTTTTGAAGATATATTTCCTACCAGTCTATCTGAACTAAATTTTGATACTACCCTGGCAGATGTGGAATACATTACTGCAACAGCCACTTTCCGATATATTTCATATACTTACAGAAAAATCGACAGATAATACTTGACATTCTCTGAAAAATTGCTATACTATACAGACACTTATAATATCGACGGGGTTCTATATAATGAAGTTGGAAGACATTTTGTCCGAATGGGCAAAGGACAGCAAGATTGACAATACCGAACTTGACAAGGAAAGCCTAAAAATACCTGCGCTCCATAACAAGTACCTTAAAATGTACACCTCGGAGAATTTAAAATTGAAGAGAATGATGCACGATTTTAAGGACTTGGAGCGAGACAAGTTTGAATACTATTCTGGTAAGATGTGCCAAGAGGATCTGGCCGAACGGGGCTGGAGTCAATTCGACCACAAGCTACTCAAGCAGGACATTCCTCGTTACCTAGAGTCAGATCGAGAGTTGATTACAATTCTATTAAAGATTGACTACCAACGAGAAAAAGTAGAAACAGTCAAATCTATCATGTCTAGTATTAATGGGCGGAGCTTTAATATTAATAATGCAATCAAGTGGCAGCAATTCTTAAATGGAATTAATTAGGCTCAAAAAAGTCAACGAAGTATATCTACAAGTTGACACAGAACCTGGATTGAAGTACGAATTGGCCGACTATTTTACATTCATGGTCCCTGGTTATCAATTTATGCCAGCCTATCGAAACAAGATGTGGGATGGAAAAATTCACCTGCTAGATACAAGAAACAGTTACATCTATTCAGGGCTTCTTCCCCACATTGAGCAGTTTGCACAAGACAGAGACTATGACATCCAATATGATACTGGTGTTGGATTAACCGAAGAGTTTTCGTTGCAAGAAGGAAAGGAGTTTATCAAGACACTAAACCTTCCCGTCGAAATTCGTGACTATCAGCTAAATGCCTTTGTTCATGCGGTCCGAAAGAAGCGGTGTCTCTTGTTATCCCCTACTGCATCAGGTAAATCCCTTATTATCTACTCACTTATTCGCTACTATGATGGATTGAAGTCCTTGATAATTGTTCCAACCACATCTCTTGTTTCGCAGTTATATACTGACTTTAACGAATACGGAGTAAACGAAGGCTGGGAGTCAAAAGAGAATGTTCACTACATCATGTCTGGAAGAGAAAAGCAATCAGATATGCCAGTCACTATTTCTACATGGCAGTCTCTCTATAAGATGCCACAAGAATATTTTGAACAATACGATGTAATCATAGGCGATGAATGTCATTTATTCAAGGCCAAATCTTTGACCAC